CACAGCAACCCTTTCTCTACCATCCGACTTTTTAGAAATCTACCGCATGACTTTAACGGGTAGTACGTTTGTCACGTTACGCTATGTGACACCCAACCAGATAGCTATTAACCATCGAACAGGATCAGGATTACCGTCCTATTTTACGATATCCGATGTCATAGAATTTGATGTCGCCCCGGATTCTAACTATGCCTATGAACTGAGTTATTATCCCGGCGTTACAGCCCTAAGTGATTCCAACACGACCAACTGGATACTGACTAATTACCCGGACACGTATTTGGCAGCTACTTTGTTTCATGCGTTTCGATTTTTACAAGACCCAGAAAGTGCAGCGTCATGGTTAGGTCAATATAAACAAGGAAGCTGGTCGGCCAGTGAAACGTACCGATTGCCTAGAGTGTCTCAAGGTAGCGTAGGCATTAAAACGGATAGCGCGAACCCATGACGATACAAACCATTAATTTCGGTAATTTTGAGCCAGATTTACCTGATTTATTTATTCCCGGTACATCGATTGCTAAGAATTGCGTACCGCATCAAAACTCTTATTTACCTTTTAAAGCTATTTCAACAGATTCGACTGCGTTAACAGCATACGCTAGAGGGGCTGTTTCGTTTTCCGACAAAACAGCAGTAACAGAAATGTTTTGTGGAGATGAAACAAAACTGTATCGATTGGTCAATTCAAGTGGCACGTTAACCTGGACAAGTGTAGGCGGTTCAACTTATGCGTGCGGTGATGAAAGTTATTGGGAATTTATCAAGTGGGGTGAGAAGGTTATAGCAACCAACTTTGATAATAATATCCAAATACGGGATTTTGGTGCGTCGGGAACATTTGGAGATTTAGGGGGTAGCCCACCAAAAGCAAAACACATAGCAGTAGTCAGGGGGTTTATTGTATTAGGCGATGTGGACTCAGGCACACATTATGCAAGTCGGGTGCAATGGTCAGGTTTAAACAATGAAACGTCGTGGGGTACAGTTCCTTCTACGCAAGCAGACTTTCAGGATTTAGTCGGTGATAACGGCAAGATTATGCAGATAGCCGGAGGCGATGTCGGTATTATTTTTACTGAGCGTGGCATCTGGGAAATGGAATATATCGGTGTGCCGTTGGTTTGGCGATTTACGAACACTTCGGTAGGCGTAGGAACATCGGCAGCAAGAAGTGTCGTGCGTTATGGCAATAGTTGTTTCTTTTATTCGCAAGATGGTTTTATGCGTTATGACCTTGGAGGGCAATTAACGCCGATTGGTGATAAGAAAATAGATTTATTTTTTAAAGACCGGGCGCAAGTGTTACAACAACATCGAATGGTTGGTGCAATCGATGTGCCGAATGCCAAAGTCGTGTGGAGTTATGCTACAGGTACAGGCGACCCTACGGAATTAATTATTTATGACTGGAAAACCAATAACTGGTCGTTTGTTGAAGTAAACCATGAGTTAATTTTTGAAGGGCGTTCAGTAGGCTATACGCTAGACGGGTTAGATGCAGTATCCACATCATTAGATGCCCTTCCAGCCTCATTAGATGCAGATATGTGGAAAGGCGGTCAGTTAGCGTTATATGTATTCGATACGGCTCATAAAAGCGGTACGTTTGAGGGTTCTGCGATGACGGCGAGAATCGAAACAGGCGAAATAGCAACTGAATCAATGGATATGATGTATTGCGATAAGGTGCGTCCATTAGTCTTAGGTGGAACAGCGACAAATACAGTTTATTTAGCTTCCAGAGACAACTTAAATTCCGATATTACTTACTCGTCAGGGGTCAGTGCAAACAGCATCGGAGAACACAATTTTAGGGCATCACACCGTTATTTGCGTTTCCGCGTAGACATTGCAGGCGGGTTCGATAAAGCAATCGGTGTGCGAGCTAATTTAACACCAAGAGGGCGCAGATAATGGCATTGTCATTGCAGGGAATATTAACGCCAGAAGCATTAGCAGCGTTTCCTCATTTACCAACAGCAGTTCGTAGGGCAGAAGATCGCCACAAAACGAACCTAGAGCGTTTGGGAAAAGCTAATTACAGTTGGGCAATCCCAGAGTCGGGTCAAGTCATGGAAGGAATGTTTGACTATAAAGATATTCCGTATCAAGGCACATATGGATTTGGTATTCGTAATGTGGGGGTAGACGAATCAAATATTTTAGATCGCATCAATTTAGCCCGTAATAAATTTTTAACAGGCGATAAACGAGGCGGCCATCAAGAAATATATGATCATATGGTGAAGTGGGGTGAGCAGAATAATCCTGCTTTACTTAAATTTTTAGAGACAAATACCGTACCAGAAGGCGTGTCAATGGATACGCTGTTACAGTCTTATGATTATGGTGTACGAGCCTTAGGCCAAAAACAACAAACCAAAAAGCCTAGTTTTATGGCAAACCTAGCACGCAGTGTTTTGCCAGCAGTAGCAGGGGCGTTTGCTGCTCCGCTTGTCGGGGTAGGTATGGCAGCAGGAGGGGCAGCAGGAGGGGCAGCAGGAGGGGCATATCGGGGTGTTAAAGATGATGCGGGACTGTTAGGAACATTAATAAACACTGGTTTGGGGGGTGTGGGTGGATATGGTATAGGCAGTGGGTTGCAAGGGTTAACGGCGGTAGCTCCAGTAGGAGTAACGGAAGCGCAACAGATAATGGCAATTAATGCCCAACCGACATTAACCAATGTAAATACTTTAATGCCAGCCGATATTGCCCAACGAGCAGCAACAGCCGCACCGATAAATGTTGCGGGTCAAAGTACAGGCACAGCGTTACAAAATGTAAATACGTTAATGTCGCCAGCACCAGTTCAAGTGCAGTTACCTCCATCGCCAGCACCTATTGCAATGAGTGCAGATAATATATCGTCGCAAATAAGAGACAGGGCAGCGTATGTCGCACCCGGTGATACCGTTAATCCGTACATACAAACTGGAAGCATTACCGGGGCAATAGGTGAGGCACACCCATTAGCCCAATTAAACGCACCAGAATTAACGTCTATTAATCAGTTAATGCCAGACGATGTATTTGAAAGAAGCGTGACAGAAGCATCATTGTTACCAGAGAACAATGTCTTAGAACGAGCAAGAGCAACGAATGAAATGTTAGCAGACGAAGGCTATCAAATGGCAACATCTGATGCTTTAGTTGATAAAGTAACACAAGACATGTCTCCGAAAATAGGCGCAGGCGATATTCTTAGGGCGGCAGATTTTATTTCGGGTATTGGAGCAGGAGGGCAACCACAAGGCAGAAAGTCTATACCAATGATGCCGTTAGGTTCTAATCCTTTTCAAGAAGCTGACATTCTCAACTTTTTAAGACAACAAGAATTAATTCAATCGCAATTAGCAAGACTAGCTGCTGGCGGTGCATCAAGAAGCAGGGAATATGACTTGCAGAAAATTTTGGAGAACGTGTAATGCCTACTGAAACTACTACTTCGCAAACGATTCCTTACGGATCACCTTATTACGATGACATTTACCAAAGGGCGCAAGACTTATACACAAATCAACAAGGCATTTCACCGTACACCGGGCAAGAAATTGCGGGGATGTCGCAACAACGAACAGATGCTTTGGGATTAGCAGAACAACAAGCTAGAGCAGGCACACCCTTTTTAGGCGCATTAAATCAACAAATAGGCGGGACGTTACGAGGGGATTTTTTGTCACCAGAATCAAATCCTTATTTAAAAGCAACGTATGACCAAGCAGCAAGAAGTGTGGGCGAAACTTTTAGGGATTACACGCAACCTCAAACTGATGCCCAAGCATTAATGGCAGGACGATATGGTTCAGGGGCTTTAGCCAATGAAAGAGCCAGAAATACAGAAACTTTTGGACGCACATTGAATGAATTAGCGACAGGAATTTATGCGCCTGCATATGAAGCAGAGAGAAGTCGGCAGTTAGATGCGATGCGATATGCCCCGGCAGCAGCCGAGTTAAATTATCTCGATCCGCAGATGTTAGCAATGGTCGGGCAAGACAGGGAATCGCAACAGCAACGTGAACTAGCCGCAGCGGAAAAATTGTATTACGACCAACAAATGCAACCATTTGATAATTTAAGTCGATATCAATCGTATATCAGTGGCGGCGCAGGCGGTACATCAAC